GATGCGTTTCTGCAACTTGCTGTACGTACTTCTGATTTTATATTTATAGACTTTAATCCAACGCATGAATTTTGGGCAAATACAGAGCTTCAAAATGATCCTGATAGTGATTGGCTTGTTTTAACCTATAAAGACAACCAGGCAGCTCCAAAAGCGGCTGTAAAAGAAATATTAAAGGCAAAACAAAAAGCAGATAAGGGAAATGAGTTTTGGGCTAATTGGTTTGATGTTTACGGATTAGGAAAACTTGGGAAATTATCTGGAGCAGTTTTTCAGAATTGGGAGATCGGAGAATTTCAAGAAGTATCAAAATCAATATTTGGTCAAGATTATGGAATGAACGATCCAACAACTTTAATTCAAACATCAATCGACAAGGATAGAAAAATAATATATGCAAAGGAATGTTTTTACAAATCTAATTTAGTAACCTCAGAGATAGCAAAATTAAATCAAAGGTTTGCAAAGGATGATTTAATTATCGGAGATTCATCAGAGCCAAGATTAATTCTTGAGCTTTCTAAAACATCAAATATAAAACCATCAATAAAAGGACAGGGATCAGTAAACTTTGGAATTAGCATGATGCAAGACTATCAAATAATAATTGATTCTGATAGTCCAAATTTAATTAATGAGTTAAAAAATTACGTTTGGTTAGAGAAAAAAAGTCAAACTCCAATTGATGCCTTCAATCATTGCATCGATGCCCTCCGTTATAGTGTTGCTTACCAATTAGCAAATCCTTACGCAGGGCAATATCACATAATTTAAATATATAAATACATCTATAAAAAAAAATTAAAGAAGAATGAAAAGGATACTAGTAAAACATAGTCTTAGTGAATATGTTTATTGGGGTTTTCAAATACGAGTAAAACCAAATAAAGAATATCCATATAGAATATTTAGAAATGGCGAATATAAAGCACGAAGGAAATCTCTAAATAAAGCAAGACTATACATAGACAAAACAATAAATAGATTTTTATATGGGTTAGTGTTTTATGGGGTGTACTTGGTTTACACCCAAGTGCTTTAAACCAACTGAGCTACGCCCTAAATCAATAATATCAACGCTTAACAAAGCGTTTAATATGCACCAAATTAAAAATGTACAATATTTTGTACAATACATCAACATTGTGGAATCTAAAAAAATTAAAAAAAACTAGACCGAAAAAATAAATTCAATTGTATATATAATATAAACACATCAATGATAAGGCAAAAAATTAATGTCCCAAACAAACTCGCAGAGATAACACTAGGTCAGTATCAAAAGTTTAGTAAAATCTACACAGAAGATATTGACCAAGATTTCTTACAAAAGAAAATGATAGAAATATTTTGTGGTATCCCTATTGCAGAAGTAGATAAAATTAAATATGGATCAATAAAAAAAGTGATTGAAGTAATAAAAAAAATGTTTAATGAAAGACCAAATCTAAAAAAGACCTTTAATCTCGGAGGTATAGAATTTGGCTTTCATCCTCAATTATCAGAAATGACTTTTGGAGAATTTGTAGATGCAGATACTTTTTCTGGAAATTGGGAAACAATGGACAAGGCAATGAGTGTTTTATATAGACCAATTAAAGACAAGTTTAACGAAAGCTATTTGATTGAAGATTACGATGGAGAAACAAAAGAGTTCATGAAACAAATGCCCTTAGATGTAGCATTTGGTGCAATTTTTTTTTTGTCGAATTTAAGAAACGAACTCATGAGACTTATCCTCAATTATTCAGCCAAAGAGATCAAGAAGATCACGCCACATCAGCGGCAAGTTTTGGAGCAAAGTGGGGATGGTATAGCTCAATGTATAGCCTCGCTAGAGAGGACATCACGAGATTTGAACAAGTTGAAAAATTAAATTTAAATACTTGTCTAACCTGGTTAACATTTGTAAAAGAAAAAAATGAACTCGAACAACGACAAATTAAAAATGCAAGACAAAAACAAATTAGTTGACTCTCTCTATGATAGAAACCTATTAACAGATGATGAAGAAATAGTTTTGTCGGATGGTTTTGAAGAAGCCTTAATTGGCGTAAGCACATCAGAGCCAAAAGTTGCTGTCTATGACTTTTGGAAAGGATTGGATTGCATTTTAAAAGAACATCCAGAAATGGAATTTAACGATGCTTTAGAATGGCTTGAAGATTTCAGTCAATTAAAAATAGAGGGCAATGAAGATTTAACTCCAATATTTCTTAAAACAATATGAACACATATTTTAAAGTCATAGATGACATAAAGACTGCATTATCATCAGAGCCTTTTATAAACAAAGTAAGTCAGGGGGACATCTACGAAATAGATTTAAACAAAAAAACAATATTCCCTCTGGCTCACATTCTTATCGAAGGTATTGACATACAAACCAACAGAATGTCTCTTAGACTAAGTTTGTTGTTAATGGATATTGTCGATATATCAAAAGAATCAACAACGGATTTAATCAGAAAAAATAACAACGAATTAGATATAATTAACAATATGCTAAATGTTGCAGCAAGACTTCAATCTCTATTAGCAAGATTAGACACTTATAATGAAGATTATGAACTAGAGGGATCATTTGTTTGTAGTCCGTTTAAAGAAAGATTTGAAAATAACCTAGCTGGAATAAGTGTTGACTTTACAATCAATATGGCTAACGATATGACTAAGTGTTAATGGCAACTTTAAACGATTTCATGAAGTTTACAAAAGAAGCATTAGAAGACTTTGGAGAATATGTTTCTGAAAACTCTAAAAAGAGATATAGCAGAAAATATAAAAACCAAAAAAAAGCATCAGACAAAGGAAAACTATATAAAAAAATCGGTTATGATTTAGAAGTCGGTGCAAACTCTCTACTTGTTAGATTCCCTTTTATGAAAGATGTTGATTATGCAAAATATGTGGATCAAGGTGTAAGAGGAAAAAAATCAAGTTATGGTGTATCAAGAAATTCTCCTTTTAAGTTTGGAACAGGAACAGGAAAAAAAGGAGGACTTAGAAAAGGAATAAATAAATGGGTTAAAGCTAAACGATTTCAATTTCAAGACAAAGAAACAAAAAGATTTATGAGCTATGAAAACATGACTTTTTTAATCAGCAGAAAAATCTATAATAAAGGAATCCCAGCAAAAAAGTTTTTTACCAGGTCTTTTGATGAAGGATACAAAAACCTTCCAGATAAAATCATTGAAGCTTTTGCCTTAGATGTCAAAGAAAAATTTAAACAATTCACTTTAAAATGAGTACAAAGATAAACGCAAGATCGCCTTATTATTTGAGTTTAACAGAGCCAACTCAATCAACAGTAGAATTTACTTGTTCTGTTGCAAATGCACAAGGATTTGTAGTTGACAGCAATGGAACGATAACACTACCGACATTAAGCTATGGGACAATTATAGGAATCAGCGATGATAGTTTTGCTTCAATAGCAAGTGATGGAACACAAGCTACAAGAACATTAACTCTGACAATTCAAATCCCAACAGGATACACAAACACAGAATCAGGAACTATAAATTGTGATGTTACATACTCACAACAACCAGCAGCAGCAGATGCAAGTAACTACTGCCCTTCCACAAACTCAACGATTGCAAATCAAACTTTAACTAAAATAACAGGCACAGCAACAATAGATGTTTCATCTAAATTTTCTGCTGGATCTGGAGCAGCAATAGCAGGATACAGAGTAATAAACAATCACAGTTCTTTTGTAAATGCTTCTATGTCAGGAAGTAATTTATCTTTAACAGCATTAAGCACTTGTGGAACAAATACAATACAAGTAGAGGCATTTCAAAACAGCAGTACTTGTGTTGCAGTCCAGCCTGTACAAATAACAATAAACGGATGCTCTGCTTTTGATTGTTCTACTGCTGGTTTATCTGGAGGATTATTAAGCCAAGATGGAAACACAATAACAAAACCGACAGGATTAGGAACAGTTGGAAGTGTTTATGCAGCATCAACAGGAGGAAGTGCATTAACGACAAATTATGCCTCAGCTAATGGCTCAGCAAGTAATCAAAACGTAACATTATATTTTGATGTAACCATTCCAAACGGATTTAGTAATTCTGGAGTTTTTGGAACTCGCTGCCCATCTGTTTTAGTGCAATCAGGAACAGGACAACCAAATGCAGAATGTCCAGGAGAATCATTAACAAATGGAGAGGCGTTGGTGTTTAGTAATTGGAGGGTTTTGGATAATGGTGCAACTGTACCTGGAACAGTTACTTTAGCAGGAACAACAATAGTAGTCGACAGTTACACTACAAATTTTGATGAAAATTTAGGATCTTCTACAATACCAAGAAATGTATCTATTGTCATGACCATTCCTAGCGGAAACGCAAATGCAGGAAGCAAGACTTGTACATTGGCAGTATTACAAGAAGCACCCTTAAATCCATGTGGCACTTATGAAATAAAACTAACGCAAGGATTAGCGACAAAAGATGAGTTTTGCGATATAGAAACAGATACAACAAACGTGAGTTATTTTAGCACAGTTGATTTTACATCAGGAGCAGCAGGATCATCATTAAAAAATACTATAATCTGTAACGCTGGAAAAACAAAATTTATAGGAGATGATTTGTTTTATGGAATTTCAAGAGTTCAACAAAACCCATTAACAGGAGCTGGACTTACATTCCAAATAGTAAAAATAAATAATAGTGGAACAGTAACCGAGCTTCATGGAAAAACTTGTTCTGGTGGAGGCGGTAATATACAATATTAAAAAATGGCATTAAATAGAGTAAGCGTAGATTTATATATATACACAGGAACATCAGGAGGATATACTGCAAGTGATAAAAAATACACATTATCAAGAGAGAAATTATCTTCAAGAAGCAACATAGTAATTGAGATTGCAGAGTTAGTTAGAGATTACATTACAATTTCTTTTAATGATGATTACACAAGCACTCCTGTTTGGGTTTCTGCTGTGGTTACATATTACGATCAAGATGATGTTGCATATACTCAAAACAATCCAGCAACATTTACTTTTTTAGCTTTTGATGGATATGGAGAATATGAAGATGGGATCAATCCACAGCTCTCAACAAATGCCTTAATAACGACAAGCAATATTTATTTACCAGAAGGAACAGCAGGAAAAATTCCAATTTTTGCAGAGGGAGTTGGAAAATATGTAATTGGATCAACAACGACACAAGTAACGGATTCAGGAAACTCAAATCAGAAAATCCAATATATTACAGTACCAGCCGATACAACGGACAATGTGGTCATCTATGCTACAAACGATTCTGATGTAGTTAAAACTATTGCGGTTAATCAAGTATGTGAAAATAAATTCAGTCCAATAAAATGCAGCTTTACAAATAAATATGGAGCTTTCCAGGATATATGGTTTTTTAAAAAATCAATAGAAACTTTTAATGTAACGGATACAAATTATAATAGGAACATAATTGATGCAGCCAATTTAACTTATTCTACAAATGAAGGGCAAAGAGAAAGGTATCATGTAAATGCAAACTCGAGCATTACATTAAACTCTGGTTATGTTTTAGAAGATTTTAATAGTGCTATTGAAGAACTGTTTTTAAGTGAAAATGTATGGCTTAAATACGATTCTAAAACGCTTCCTGTAATTCCAAAAAGCAAGTCTTTTACTTTTAAAACAGGTTTAAATGACAGATTAATAAACCACAACGTACAATTTGATTTTGCTTTTGACAAAATAAACAACATTAGATAATGGTTGCCTTACAATTATATATTGAAGGAGAGCAAGTTGAAATGTTTAAAGATGAAAGCGTTTCACTAACTCAAACAATCCAAAATGTTAAAGATATAAGTAAAATCTTTGCTGACTTTTCCAAAACATTTACAGTTCCAGCAAGTAAAAACAACAACAAAATCTTTCAACATTATTACAATTCTGCGATTGTAGGTTTTGATGCTAGAATAAAAAAAGATGCAGAGTTGCATTTAAATTATAAGTTGTTTAAAAAGGGAAGAATAAAATTAGAAAGCGTTGATTTAGCAAACAATAAAGGGAAATCTTACAAGCTTACTTTTTATAGTCATACAGTAAACTTAAAAGATGTTATTGGAGATGACAAGCTTTCTTCTTTAGAGCTGTTATCAGATACACAGATGCAGTTTAACTATAATTCCACAAACATAATCGCATATTTACAAGATGGCTTAGATGTTTATTTAGAGGAGTTCATTGATGATGTAGTTTTAGTTCCTTTAATTACTCATACAGACAGACTTTATTACAAAAGCTCAGAAGATATTACTAGTACATTTAATTTACATTTCGGAAGCAATGTGCATGGAGTTAGTTATGAGCAGTTAAAACCAGCATTAAGAATCCATGCTATTATAAAAGCTATTGAACATAGATACAATAAAGCAAACAGACCAAACGAAGTTTTTAAAACTTTAAAATTTAGCAGCGATTTCTTCACATCTACAAATCTTGCATATTACAATCTATATATGTGGTTGCATAAAAAGAAAGGCAATGTCAAAGAAGATGATGAGCAGAGTACATCCAGAATAGGATCAATGACACCTACATTCGGTAATTCTACTATTGCAAAAATGGGTATTGGAAGGGGAGATATTTCTCTTGGAATACAATCTCAGATTTTAGATTACAGAATGTATATTAAAATTATAACTACATCCACAGATTACTCTTTTACAATTTTTAGAGCTGGAGAGGTTTTCTTGAGAAAGGAAGGATTGTCTGGAGATCAAGTAATTATTAATTACGATGATATAACAGATGTCGGAGCAGGTACGTTTTATTTTGAAGTAAGCTCAGGAAGTGCTACTACATACAGCCTTGTTGGATCAGTAAAAAGAATGAAGGGAGGAACGCAGAAAGATATTATATCTTTTGCAGGATCAGCGACAGTAGCGGCAGATTTTAATTTTATTGTAGGCGACCAGCTTCCAGACATGAAGGTGCTGGATTTTTTAACAGGGATTTTTAAAATGTTTAATCTCACAGCGTATTATGATGAGCTTACTGAAGAAATCAAAGTCATGCCTTTAGATGAGTTTTATAGTAGCAGCACAACCACTCATGACATTACAAAATATTTAGACAAAAAATCTAGTGTTATTCAAACTCTGCTTCCATATAAAGAAATTGATTTTAACTATAAAGGTTTAGAATCTTTTTTTGCATCAGATCATTTACAGCGATTTAATAAACATTGGGGTAGGGAAAGATACAACGCAGGTGCAAAATATGATGGAGGAACGTATAAAGTAGAATTACCTTTTGAACATCACAAATATGAAAGACTATACAATGGATCAACAGCTACATCGGCACAATGGGGATGGTCAGTAAATAAAGATAAAAACAGCCACATTGGAGATCCTCTTTTGTTTTACCCAATTAAAAACTCTGGCAATAGTATTTCAGTTTTGCCGACTAATAGCTCAAAAACAGAGGTTAGCAATTATTATGTTCCTAGTAATTCAGTAAGTTTAACAGATTCTCAAAATATAAATTTTGCAGCAGAGCCAAACGAATATACAGGAGTTCCATTTAACAAAACTTTATTTGATCAGTATTACAAAACATATATAGTAGAAACATTTGATTTAAGTCGAAGGCTATATAAGTTTAAAGCATACTTACCTATAAGCGTAATAATAAATTTAGAATTACAAGACAAAATTATTGTCTTTGATAGCTTGTATAAAATAAACAGTATAACAACAAATTTTGAAACAGGACTATCTGAATTAGAATTAATAAATGTAGTTACAGGATTAGCTGTTGTAGATAACGATAACGAGTTGGCTGACACAATAGATAAAGCTGTAATAACAGCAGACAGCACCAAAGTAAAAATAGATGTAACCAGCTTGACAATATGATAAGAGATATAATAGAAATGCTAGAGATAGCAAAGGAAAATAAATTAAAAGGCGAATTAACCAATTTCGCTTTAGGAAAAAATAAAATCCCTCAATCGTTTAGTGAGGTTTTTAAATTAACACTACTTAAAAAATGGCAGAAAAAATAACATTAGAGCTAGAGGCAAAACTAGGAGATGCTGTCAAGAGATTAGATGGCATTGAAAAACAATTAATAGATGTAGGCAAACAGGCTAAAAAGTCATCTAAGGGAATTGGTGGAATTAAAAAAGCCATAACAGGAGTAGGTGCGGTTTTAACAGGAGGAATGTTTAAAGTTGGAGCAATCTTATTTGAAAAGCTTACGGAACTTTTTATGAGCAATCAAGTTGTCGTAGATGGTATGAGTACAGCTTTTAACGCTTTAAAAATTGCGTTTGGAGATATCGTTGATTATGTTTCTAATGTTAGTATGCCAAGTTTTTCTGAGCTAAAAGATATTATCATGCAAGGGCTTATAGATAGATTTAACCAGGCTAAAGATGTAGCTGGACTTTTAGGCAAATCAATAGTCAAATTATTTAAAGGAGATTTTAAGGGAGCAGTTGAAACATTAAAAGAGGCTGGGAGAGAATCTGTTGATGTTATTACAGGACAAGACAAAAGTTTTGAAAAGGTAAAAGAAAAAGTCAAAGCGTATGCTAGTGAAACATTAAAATCTGCTTCCAACTTAACTGAGCTAAATAAACAAGCACAAATAAACGAAGCAATAAATGCTAAGTTATTGCAGCAGTACGACAGAGATGCCGAATTGCAAAGGCAGATTCGTGATGATGTTTCTTTGACTATGGAGGAAAGGATTGCGGCAAACCAGGAGCTTGGAAGAATTTTAGATGAACAGCAAAAGGTTATGATGGCAAACGCAGCAGATAATGTTGAAACTGCCAAAGCAAACTTGGCTTTAGACAAAGAAAATTTAGATTTGCAATTAGCACTTATCAATGCAGAAAGAGAATTAGTAGATGTTGAAGCTCATGTTACAGGACTAAGAGCCGAACAATTAACAAACACCAATTCGCTATTAAAAGAGCAACAAGATTTAATAGATGAAAACACTCAAAAAGAATTAGAAGCAGCAGAGAAGGTTAAAGCAGCAAAAGAAAAGAAAGAAGAAGATGAGAGAAAGCTAAAAGAAGAAACAACAAAAGCTGCAATCAAGCAAGACAAAGCAACATTAGGATCAATTCAAAGTTTAGCAGGAGAGGGATCTGCTGTTGGAAAAGCCGCAGCAGTAGCACAAGTAACAATGAGTGGAATTGAAGGAGTTCAAAATGCGTATAAAACAGCACAAGCATCTCCGATTACAGTTTTAAATCCTGCGTATCCTGTAATTCAAGCGGCATTAGCTGGAGCAATGGCAGCAAGTCAATTAGCGGCAATTATGTCCGTACCAAAACCAAGCAAAAGTGGTGGTGCAAGTGCATCAGGATCAAGGAACTTTACGC